CCACGAGCTTCAAAATCATTTGCAACTTCATCATCTACTACTAAATCAACTGTATACACAGGCTCAAAAGTAGTGTTAGGTGTAGTTACTGAAGCCCAGTAAGCTTTTCCTTCTAGTACTGCCATATTACCTCCTTTGGCTTTTATTGTGTCGTATTATACTACACATCATCATCAATGTCAAGTAAATTATCTAATTTATTTACATCAATGTCTTCTAATATTTCTACTAGAAACTTGTCCCCAACTGTTTCAACAGTATGAGGTATATTAATATCATGTTTTATTTTTAAAAAATCAACATCAGTATTAAACTTTTTATATTCTTCTCTTGTTAGTACAGCTTTTATATTATGCTTCATTATCTAAATTCCATTTAACAATATTTTTATTTTTTTTCTCATTTTTAAATGCTAAAAACCATTTATCTCCATTCCTTTCTGCGTCTTTAAATACTGCATTAGTAAATATAATTGGAATCAATACAGTTAGATGAGCAATAATGCTTGTAACAGTATCGTAACCATACCAACCTAAATAATAGGTAGCAATAAAACCGAAAAATACTGACCACATTGTAAATAAAACTAACATAAAATATGCTTGTAATGAAGGCTCTTTAATATTTTTAAGAGGATTATATTTTACATCCATAACTAAATTCCAACACTCTGATATCCAGTAAAAAAAATTCTTCATGTTACCCACCACTCTGGTTTAGCTCTACCTTTCTCCCATTTTGCATAGTGTTTCTCATGGGTACAATAATCTCTGTATGCTTTGATAGGGTCATCATTTTTGTACTCATCAGGCATAGCCTGTGCAGGTGGTGTCATGTCTTTATTTAAAATATTATCTGGTATTTTTTTCAAAGGCTCTGCAAGTTTGGTTATACTTGCATGTTCTCTACCATATCTAAACTTATACTCGCTACCTAAAGCTAGGAAATGTACATACAACCAAAGATAATTTAATTTAGATTCTCTTGCCCATACTGTACATGGATGATTCCAATATGCTCTTTTATATAAACCTACTTCATCAGCATACTTATCTCCGTCTATTTCTCTATGTGCTGTGCATAACATCTGTGCTGTTTCTAGTGGCATTTTTACCAACATCTTATCAGGTTGTGCTATTGCACACTCTATTGGACTATCATCAAAATAAAATATATTCATAGCAATCTATCCTCCACTAATTTAATTACTTGTTTCTCATTATACCATAAACCTGAATAGGTTTCAAGTGTTCCATTTCTCCATGAAACATAATATCTTTTATATCCTAACATCTTACAATAAAATATGGCAACATTACCATATGATTTAATTAATACTCTCATCTTCCTTGTCCTCTATATGCTTTATAACTTCTGCGTTTGTTTTTATTCATGTGAGCTGTAGATATTTTAATGTTTCTACCACGCCCTCCTGTGCCTTGTGATGTGACTTTTTTAACATGCTCTATAGTTTGTATTACTTTTTTTCTTATAGCCATTCTATTTTATCCTTTCTTCTTTTATCGTTATACTCTGTGACTTGTTTACCATTACCATATTTAGTAATCATTTTAGTCCACCTACCATTTTTATATCTAACATCTAAAGATGTGACTTGATTATCTAATTTTTCTTGTTCAAGTTTTTCTTTTTGTTTTTGCACTCTATCGCTATACTGTGTCATAATCTTCATGCACTCCACTTTCAAATAAATTTTCTGCAATAAAAAATAATATTTTAGGTCTGTCAAATACATCATCTAATCCATATGTTTTACATACAGTATGTATCTCTGGCTCTAGTTTTCCTTTTTCATCTAAAGATATTACTTCTTGCATTATCTTTTCAAATTCTTTTTCATTGTGTTGGTTGCTCATTGAATACCTCCTGTCTATAAACTTGTGCAACAATATCTTTTCCGTCTGGTCTACCAAAAGGACTTCTACATACTTTAATAATCTCACATCTATTATCAAACTTTTCTTTTTGTTCATCACAAATATCTCGTGCAATTTTTACTGCTCCTTTGTCAGTATCAGACCAAACATTTAATGTTAATTCTACTCTATATCTATCCATTATGTTATCTCCTCCAATGATTTTGAATTTTCATAATATTCATCTTGTCCTACATGCTTTCTTAATATTCTAATAGCATGAACTATATCTAACTCCATGATGTCTACCCATTCTTCACGGGTATCACTATAATACACCCATTTGTGGTTCATGTCAATAGGTATAGTTTTACCTAATACTTTTTGTATTTCTAATACTTGTTTAAGTTTCATAGTTATCTCCTTTTAGTTCTATAGTATATCCTGCACTTTCAAATTGTGATTTAATAAAATCAAGTGTAAGTATATCGTTAAATGTAGCATGATACTCGCCATTTACATACATTTTTAATGGTAAGTCTTTGCTGTTTGGTTGTTGTTTTTGCCACCACTTCATATTATCTCCTTATATAAAATGCTAGTTTTTTATTAGAGACTTTGAAACTAGCAAAACAGTTGCCTCGCAATGCTGTGTTTTGTTATTTATCGACATTGAAACACTCTCGCAAATGAGAAAAAATCAGTCTAGCATACCACCTTTATATTTATTTAAAGTCAACTTGGATATGCAACTCCCATTGACTAACATGTATTATACATGAATGACAAAGCCTGACATATCATGTCTTGCCTTGCCCTTTGCTTTTAAACCAACAATAACATTGTCTTTGTCTAAAAATCTTAAATCTGTTTCATCTCCATTGACCACTTCCCTACCCTTGAAATAGATAGGGAAAGTACCATTGAATACTACTGCTATGTTATATGCAATCTTGTCATACCATTTAGCATACTTGTCATTAGCTTCAGAATATGACCATGTCAAATGATAGTTCTTGATATGTGATACTTTTCTTGTAGGTATCTTAGTATAATCATAGAACTGTACATCAGGGAAATGTTCAAACATAGTCTTGCCCTTGTACAGTTTGTGTTCCCATTGTATATCACTTGTACCATTCAATCTAAATGCAGGTGTTATATTCTTCTTGTTGCAGTAGTTTATAAACCTTGTAATCTCTGTATGTAATAGTTCCATAAAGTTATCATAGTCATCTAAATACATATCAGTTCTACGCTGTCTTGCGTCTTGTATGCGATTAGTATTCTCGCCCTTCTTGAATATACCACCACGCCCTGCAGTATTTAAACACGCTGTCTTACAACTTGCTATGTCTTGGAATGGACATATCCTAGTGCTAACAGGTCGCAAGTGCATGATAGCTGTAAGTATATTGTTATACTTTTTGAAACCTTTTATAGTTTTTGGATTATTGACTGTAAGTAATTTATACATAGTATCTCCTAATATAATTCTTCTTCTATTATTTCTATACACTTGTTAAATCTATCATTATGGCATTGAAGTCTTAAAAAAGCACAGTCATCATCATAATAATTTATTCTATTTACAAGAATACTTTTTGCTTTATATAATATTTCTAAATCTTGTTTAGCTTTATCTTTAGTTTGCTTCTCAACTTTATCTATCCAATATGTCATACATGCCCTCTTAATCTTCTTTTCCTATTTTTAAGTTTTTTACTACTGTAAATTGACTAGCAATACTTTCTATAATTTCAGGTAATCTCTCTTGCCAATCATTTGATAGTAAAGCTATTGCAAGTTTATTTTCAATGTTTTGTCTAATATTCCAATCATCAGTTCGCCATGAAATGTTATCATTATAATCTTTTTCTAATGTATAATTTGTATTAGGGCTTAGAGTTCTATTAAAACTTTTGATAGATAATTTTAAATCCTCTAAAATAATTCTTCTTTCTCTATAAAGTTTTCTTTCTTTTTCATGAATACTTTCTGCTTTAGCTTGTAGCTTACGAATATTTTTAAGTTCTTTACTACTTTTTTCTAAGCCATTTTGCTCTATAGCATTAGCGACTCTAATAGTATCTAATATCTCTTTGGCTATTGCCTCTTGTTCAAATTTTCTCATCTGTGCCATAATATATCTCCTTTATAATAGCGTTAATATTGTGGCAGTTTTTTTCAGACAGGTCTGCCAACTACTATCAGTTCTACCTTCTTTAAAGTCATACTCCTGATTGCTGATGACTATACACTTAAAACATAGGAATAAAACAAATATATTTTCTTCCAAAGTTTACTACTCTACCTCTACCAGTTGTATAAGTACCATACTTATTAAACCCTCTAGTATTGGTAGCAATTCTAAATCTTAATCCAAATAGATTAAAGTGATAGAAATGTTTGTTATTGTTTTCACTATCTGTAAATACTTTTAACATATTTTCTCCTTGTAAAACGCTAGTTTGGTTTATTGAAAGCTCTTAACTAGCATAACAGAGCTATCGGGAATGTTTCCAGATTTTGTTTTGTATTGTAATCAGTATAACACTAATCCCTAGAGACCAAATGATATTATTTGATGTGGCTGTAAATATATACCACCTTTTTTATTTGGTGTCCTGTTGATTGATGTTGCACATTATACTCGATAACGAAGTCGCTGTCAAGTCAAACGCACATGTAAATTGTTTATGATTTAGTGTACCACTTTTAAATTTTGTCCAACACATATTTTTTCATCCATAGATTCTAAAGGTGTATCTTCTAAAAAACTTAAAATTATATAAACTAAATCATCTTTTGAAAGTTTATTATAAAACAGGTCATCAACTTTTTCAAAAGCTCCCTCTTGACTTTCACTATTTTTTATGATATACTTAATAGTACTTATTAGTTCTTCTTTATTATTTATTTTATTCTTCATAGTAGCTCCTTATAGCTTTATAATGTTCCATACAGTTCCTTGTTCCATAGTAGTATCATTTAGATAGTCTTTGGTTGAGTACAATTTAACCCAACCAAATCTATTTTGCCACAACATACTTCTATCTTCTTTATGACTATAGTTGTGTCTATATTTATAACCCTCTGATTTAAGGTACAATTTAGCCTTATCAAGACTGTTAAACTTTACAGGTTTTATTACTGCTTTACCGATAATATATTCTAAGTTTTTATTCATTTATTCCTCCGAAATTGTAAATAATTCGAAACGAGCATGATTTAAAATTTCTTTTACATCAGACTCAACCAAATTTTTAATATGTAAATATTCTTTTTTACTTTTAATATTTTTTTTAGGGTTTTTCAATTTATTAAAATTCTCATTTAAATCTGTAATAATTGCATTAATCAATCCATTTGTAAGTATCATAATTTTATATCTCCATATAATTAAAGCTGTCAAGACTATCAAGACTTTCATAAGCCTCTTGTTCCATACAATACTTTTGAATGTCTATATCATCTAGGTCAGTCAAGTCATCAACATTAACAACATTACTACTAATTTCTAATTCTTGCTCATCTAGTTCTTGTTCTTGCCATGCCTCATCTATTTCTTTATGACATTTATCTAATTCTTCTCGATATTTATCATTAAATAGTTTATTTTTTAAGTCCATAATACTCATTGTATCTCCTTGAGCTGTTTGCTCGGTTGTTTGACTGCCCACATTGTACTCGATAACAAAATCGTTGTCAAGCAATCGCACACATATAACTATACGATTTATAAAATCCACGCAATCCTGAATACTTATCAATATTTGCCACGCAACCCTGAATATTTGTCAATATTTGGTGGTTTTTGGTTGATTTTGCAATTGATTTGACAGGTGCTTTTTAATTTGCTAGGGTGGTATTAATTCTTGCTCATTGGGAGCTTGAAATAAACTTAAAACAAGGAATAATTATTATGAAAAATTCTTTAGAACTAACAGCTTTTTTAAAATCTTTAACTTCTAACCAAAAAGAAGATTTTACTAAGGCATTCATTAAATCATCAGGCACTAAAACTTCAGGAAAATTCGAAGTTAAAAATCCTGAAAAACCAGCAACAGTTGGCATGATTAATAAGTTGGCAATGACCTTTGTTGACCATATCGGGAACAATAAAAAACCTTTGCCAAAAGGTATAGCATACGGAACAATCCGTGGACATTTTTTGAATAGGTTGAACAACGATAAAGAAACTTTAACTCAAGGAAAAATAGTTAAAATTATGGATATGAAAGCTCTTCCGAGTTCTGATATCAAGGCTATGCAATCTTACAAAAAACTTGTTGCTAAAGGTTAGAATTTAAAAAGACTGCACATACTTTTTTACCCGTCTTTATGGCGGGTTTTTTATGTCTAAAATCTAATGTTAGCACCGCATACATTGACTGATTCTAAGGCTCTCTAACAGCTTAACATTCTTACCAGTACTACCCTATCAACTAAGACTTACAAATGAGTCAGAGAGCCTTATATAGCTCTTCAGAGTAATTTACATGCCTAGATGTTGGTTGATATCAGGAAAGCACATCAAATCTCTGTAGATTTTGGTAAGTTCTTACAGCTCACTCCATATATCTTTACAGCTCCGTAAGTTCTTTGGAGTTCTCCATAGTTCTATATAGTCTTTTGTTGGAGTTTCATAGTTTATATATTTCTATGTAGTTCTTTGGAGTTCTACTCAGACCCCCCACGCCAGATGTACACCCCCCATACCATATATATATACTAATGCTCATACATTTTTGGTAATTTTCAGTTGGAAACTTCACAGGGTTTGGTAGAGCAGGACAGCTCTGTAGGATATGTCTTCAAACCCCGGCAGACTTAATCTTATTATAGAGATATATTTGAATTTTGTCAAGTGTTTTGTAAAATATTTATTAATACTTGACAAATGCCCCTTTTGTGTATATAATATTGGTATGTCATTACCTACAACTAAGAGAAAATTAACACAAAAACAAGAGGATTTCCTTAATAACCTTATAGAAACTAAAGGAAACCTCAAACTTTCAGCCGAACTCGCAGGTTACTCAGGCAATCACTACCAAGTAATAAAAAGTCTTAAACATGAAATAGTTGATTTAGCCTCAGATGTACTTGCAAGGGAAGCCCCTTCAGCAGCTTTTAAGCTTGTTGAGGTTTTAGAAAGTGATAAAGCTCTACCTCAAGCTAATGTAAAGGTACAAGCTGCCCAAACAATACTTGATAGAGTAGGATTAGGTAAAAAAGAAAGGCTTGACATCAACCATAATGTACAAGGAGGTATATTTATACTACCTGAAAAGGAAACTATAGACATTACAGACTATGAAGAACTATCTGAATAGACTATTAGAGTTTGCATATGATAGTCCGGGGTGGTTTTGTTTTTGGTTTATTACAGGATGGGTGTTAGGTAAAGGAATATTAGGATGAAAATATTTTTAACTGAGGTTATAAAAGATAATGAGGCTTTAATAGGACCATATATTAAAGCAGAAGACTTACATAAGGCTATATTAATAGCTGATATGTATTCTTTGACCATTATAGGTGAATTACATGAGTTATCTCATAGATTACCAGCAAAAAAGGAGACAATACACTAATGGCTAGAGAAAAAGACTCAAGATTAAAACGAGCAGGAGTTAGTGGTTTTAATAAACCAAAGCGTACTCCTAGTCATCCTACTAAATCACATATTGTTGTTGCAAAAGAAGGCGACAAAGTTAAAACAATTAGATTTGGACAACAAGGTGCAAAGACTGCTGGTAAACCTAAACCGGGAGAGTCTAGAAAAACTAAAATGAAACGAAAATCTTTTAAAGCTAGACACAGAAAAAACATTGCAAAGGGTAAAATGTCAGCAGCTTACTGGGCTAATAGAGTTAAATGGTAAGTTTATTTAACAAGCTACATAATTTTATGAAGTGTGGTAGAATTAATAAAGTTTGGAAACTATTTAGATAATGGCATATTCACAAAAGGTAGTTGATAGGTTTGAGAGTGTCTTAAACAATCCAGCAAAACATTCTGTTGGAAGGTTTGACCCTAAAGACCCTAATGTTGCTACAGGTATGGTGGGTGCACCTGCATGTGGTGATGTTATGAAACTACAAATAAAATTAAAAGATAATATTATAGAAGATGTCAAGTTTAAAACATATGGATGTGGGAGTGCAATCGCATCCTCTACTATGTTTGTAGATATGTTAAAAGGTAAGACTATAGAAGAAGCTAAACTTATTAAAGATAAAGATATAGCTGCTGCATTAGAACTACCAGCAATTAAGTTGCATTGTAGTGTACTAGCAGAAGATAGTATAAGACAAGCAATAAAAGATTGGGAAGAAAAAGTTGCACATAGAAAACATAATTATTATAAATAATGCCACATTTAGGAGACATAAAATTTAAAGCCTTACATAAACAAAAAGGTAGATTATCTATGAGAAGAAACCAAGGCAAACCCGGACATGTTACTCGTGAAGAGTTTGACAAAAACTGGGATATGATTTTTAAGAAAGGAGAAAAAAATGCCAAGAAAAAAGACAGCGACTAAAAGAAAGTCGACAGTAAATAAAGCTGGTAATTATACACAGCCTACTATGCGTAAGAGGCTTTTCGAGAGAATCAAAGCTGGTTCTAAAGGAGGTAAACCCGGGCAATGGTCAGCTCGGAAAGCCCAGATGTTAGCTAAACAATATAAAGCTAAAGGTGGTGGCTATAGATAATGCCAAGAAAAAAAAGAGACCCTAAAGTAGGAACAGGAAAAAAACCCAAAGGAAGTGGGAGGAGACTATATACAGATGAAAATCCAAAGGACACTATCAGCATTAAATTTAAAACTCCAGCAGACGCAAGAGCAACTGTGGCAAAAGTTAAAAGGATTAAAAAACCTTTTGCTAGAAAGATTCAAATACTTACAGTTTTGGAACAAAGAGCAAAAGTTGCAGGTAAAACGCAACAAGCGAAAATCGCAAAGCAAGGTAAAGAAGCAATAAGGAAAAAGCATGGCACTAAAAAAATCTCAAAGAAGTCTTAGAGCTTGGACTAAACAAAAGTGGAGAACAAAGAGTGGGAAGAAATCTTCGGAAACGGGTGAAAGATATCTTCCAGAAAAAGCAATTAAGTCATTATCGGCTGCAGAGTATGCTGCAACAACAAGAAAAAAACGAAGAGATACTAAAAGAGGAAAACAACACAGTAAGCAACCAAAAAGAATAGCTAAAAAAACTAGAAGAGCTAGACAGTTTAGAAATACTGGTGGTAAAATAGAATCAAATAAATCTAGCTTAAGTTTTAATCCACTAGCAGAGTTTATGCTAGACAGTCTTTTAGTAGAAAGAATACAGAAAAAAGTTGGTGGTAAAGTAGTTTCATCTTTAATAAGAGGTATAGGTGATAATATTTCTAAATTTCCAGAATTATTAGATGATATTACTGATAAACCTGTATCAGATAAAGTAGCCGGTAAAATATTTGATGTTGATAAAGAAGTAGATGAAATAAAAGCTTTACAAAAAAGAATAGATGCTATTAAACCATATGGTTCTAGTATGAGTGGATATAAGCGTTTATTAGATATGTTTGATGGTGATGATGAAAAAATAGATGTTTATGTAGATACTTTTTTAACTCCTCAAGTAAAAAATTTAAGAAATCAAATACAAAAAATAAAAGAAAAAGCAATTAAAAAAATAGATAATAGATTAAATGTAGTTATACAAAGAAGAACTATACCAGAACTTGACCCTAAGTTTATAGATAGACCCGATATAGAAACAATAGGAAATATCTCAGAAGATGTACCTAAAAAAGAAGGAGTACCGAATTGGGCTGGACAAAAAAATAAAGCAATCATAAAAAATACTGCTAGGTTAGCAGACTCTCCGGGGTTTGATAAAAATTTAGATAGGTCTTATGCTTTAAAAAAAATGAGTCCTAGTTACTTTTCTAATATAGAGGAAGCAAGTAGAAAATTAAAACCTAGAAGTTATGGTGAATATATGAATCCTTTAGAAGTTTATGAAAGTGAAAAATCTTTTATACCAACAACTTTTATTTTAGGAAGTGTAGACAAACCTTTTTTTGTAGACCCTAATAAATTATTTAGAAGATTACAAAAAAGCACAGGTGGTCAAGATTTTCTTAAACAAAGAAGAGGAACAAAAGATTTTATTTTTGAAGTAGATAGTTTGGAATATAAAATAAAAGCAAATACTTATAAACCACAACCTATTTCTATATTTATATATCCTACAGGAAGTGCTTTTATTCATAATGGTAATCATAGATTGCAAAGAGCATTATTAAAAAAAGAAAAAGAAGTGCCTGTAGAATTTAGTTATTTAGCAGGAGCTGAAAGAGTTGAAGGTCCTTTTAGTATTAAAAAATTATATGAATTTACTAGACCAGAAAATTTTGGCTATAAAAATAAAGCTGAATTTCAAGAATATATTGATGAAGTTAATGAAAGTTATTTAATAGATAATTACACAGGTAAGTAATGACTAACATACCTAAAGGATATATAAAGAAAAAAAGTGTAACTATTCCTTTTGGTTACAAGCTAAGTAATATTGAAGGTTATTTAGAACCTATAAAATCTGAATTAAAAATACTAAATAAATATGTACAGTCTGTACTTAATCAAGAATATTCTTTAAGAAAAGCATCCGAACTTATAACAGAAGAAACAGGTAGAAAAATAAGTCATGTAGGATTATCTCAAATCATACAAAAAACTCCACAACCTAAAGTAAAATATAAGTATTCACCTGAACAAAAAAGAAAACAAAAGTTAGCTAGAGATAAAAAAGAAATAGATAAAGCTAAAAAGAAAATAGCCTACAAAGAATCTAAACTTAAAAAAGAACAAGAAGTAATTAAAAAAGTTACAGAAAAAACTAAATCTAAAATAGTTAGTGACAAAGATTTAGAACAAGTAGCTCCTAGTGTACAAGAAATAATAAAAGAAAGTAATGTTATCTTTCATCCAAATGAAGGACCACAAACAGATTTTTTAGCTGCAGATGAGAAAGATGTACTCTATGGTGGTGCAGCAGGTGGTGGTAAATCTTATGCTATGCTTGTTGACCCATTAAGGTACGCACATAAAAAAGCTCATCGTGCTTTAATATTAAGAAGGTCTATGCCAGAACTTCGTGAGATGATTGACAAGTCTCGTGAACTATATCCACAAGCATTTCCCGGTGCTAAGTTTAGAGAAGTAGAAAAACTTTGGAACTTTCCTAGTGGTGCAAAGATAGAATTTGGATTCTTAGAAAGAGATGCAGATGTATATAGATATCAAGGACAAGCATATAGTTGGATAGGGTTTGATGAAAT